ATTGGTGCGTCCATAAACCTCGCGGGCTACCCAGCACAAGATTGCAGCACCGCCAAGCAACCCGCCTGCTGTTAACGCTCCACCGCCAAGCGCCCCAAACATACCAGACTTCCCAGCACTCTTTGCTGCTTCAGCCTGAGCCATTCCGGCGGCATACTGCATCTGTGCGTTGTACGCACCGTAAATGCTTCCCATGCCAGTCTGCGACTCAGGGTTGAAGTACTGTGGGCCAGCCTGCTGCTGTGCCATCATCGCGTTCTGTGCGGCCTGGCCACTAAACGAACCGGCGTACATCGGCTGTTGGTAGAACGAGGTCAGCGCAGGAGCGGCCTGTTGCTGGAAGTAGCCACCCAATCCTGTGCCAAGGGCCACAAGCTGCTGCTCCCGGGCCTGACGTGCGTTGTAGCGGTTCATCACCTCGGCAAGGTTGCTCTGTCCGCTTAGTGACGTTCCCCGAGCTGCGTAGCCTGCCCTAGCCTGCTGGTCGAGCATGCGCTGCTCTTCTGGTGACAATGCTGCCCCGTTAGCCTGTAAGCCAGCTAGTTTTTGTTCTGTATATCGCTGAAGAGCTTGATTGATGCCGCCAACACCTTGCGCCTCTTGAAAGGCCTGAATGTACTCTGGGGCACGCTCCTGCAAGCCGCGCAACTGCGCTGCCTGCTGTGACTTCATGTAGTCTTCCTCTAGCGCGGAGTAAGACGGCTGAAGCTGTTTGTACAGTTCAATCTGACTGGTAGCGGCCTGCTTGGCAATTTGATCCTGTAGAGTCTGATACTTGGGCTGATAGATCTTTTCGCTCTCGTACACCCTCGGAGCAAGATCAATCTGCGCTTGCAGGATAGATCGCATGGACTCCTGATAGTTAGGAGCCGCTGGTGCCGATACAACTTGAGTCTTACTTCCGCCCATATAAAAGTCTTTCTAGCTTTTGAGGAGTGATCTGTGTGGCATGATCATGTCTCCATGCCCAAACTTGATTGATAGGTACTTTACGTTGAAAAAACTGCCCAAACATTTCACCAACTGCCTCAGGCTCGCTTGCCCATGCCATGTGGATCGTCCAGACGCCATCCTGCTTGCGCCACTTCCAGTTGAAGTCGCTAACGCCGGGATGGGTGGTTGAGACGCCTGTGATCTTGCCGTCCCGCCGAGCAACGTAAATGCTGTCATGGACACCATAGAAACTAAGATAACCATCCACATCGTCTCGGGATACCTGTCCCAGAAGCTGAATATGGTTGCGGCATTGTTCATAAAGCGTGTCTACAAGTTGTTCCCAGTCTTGGACTGTCATTAGGTTTTGACGATAAACATCAAGGCTACGTTGCGTGGGCGCGTCTCGGCAGTGCCAGTTGAGCTTGTTGCTGTAACACTATATACGATATTTGGCCTTGAGTCCGAATACGAGGACACTCCGCCTATTGATGAAACAAATGACAAAGATGCTTTTTCGTAAGTATGAGTGTGAGCCTGCATGGACTGCGCTTGAGCAGACAAAAGCGCACGATTAACGTCAATGTCGCGGCCATTATCCCATCCACGGATAAATTCACCTCGCAAATCGGGAAGGTTAGTCCCAAATAACGCGATAAGGTTAGGATAGCCAGACGTAGACTGTCCATTGCATTCTAGCCACCCCGCCGGAACCGTGTCTGTACCCCACATTACAATTGAACCAGACAGCACGGTAGCCGATGCTATAGCATCTACATATCCCCTGCTTGCCGCTGTAGCCGCCGTGGATGGCGTGCTGTTTACTAGTATCAGCGGCCCAGTCATCGTTCCGCCAGAAGTTGGCAAGAAACCATTAACAATAGATGCAAATAGCTGTTTAATGCTATTAATAGTATATTTAAATAAGTCGCCAGTTCTTTCGACTATAACATAATCATTCTCTTCAGGAGTGCTTGTGGGCTGTGCAGAGATAGCACCGGGAAGTAGTTCCGCATTATCAACATGAGCATTCAAGTTTGCGGCAGTCACTTGATTAGTACCCGGAGCTGGGTAATCGACGTAAGTTGTACCTTTTTTGATCTGTAATCCGGGCATAATCTACTCCTGTGAAATCATTGGTCTATTGGTTGCTATAGCATAAACAGCAACACTCTTCAAGGCTGGTCTTCCAACTACAAAATTAACCGTGCAAGCTATCGACGTTCCACGAGCAGCGATGCGAGGGCGCAAAGTCCCGTCTGAAGTGCCGCTAAAGCTGTACTCAAGCACAGTCTCGGTGGCATCCGGGTCGTAAGTAGTCGAGTCAATCCGCACAAAGTCGTTTGCGACGTTGTTAAAGGTAAACTCGCCTCGGCTAAACCGCTTCTCGGAAGTCCCCCCAAAAGCGTACTCCCTAGTCTTCACAGACGCAGGAATGTGGACGAAGTTCTGTGTGCTGGCTATCAACGTCGATGGTGTAATCTGAGACGACTGCGGAAACAGATTGAACGGTAGCACTGGCAGCGCGTTGGATGTGTTGAACTCGTCACCCTCGACCTGCTCCTCTGACAGGAACACGCCACCGTACTGGCCAGAGCCAGCAAAGTTGGTGATGATCATCAGCCGCCGTTGATTAATATACGCAGACAAGATCAAGTTATCTGAGAATAACCCAGTAGGATAATAGTCAATCGACTCCCAGTTCTGGTTCAGCGTATTGTATACAAGGATCTTGTCGTTCCTTACTGACGGAGTTGTCCCCGTAATAGTAGGCATCGCAATATAGAAGCGGTTATTATAGTAAGCAGCTACCGAGTTTTGAACAGAGTCGTAGTTAACAGTGTCAAAGAAGTCTGCAATTGGCTCACTGAGCGGCAGCGTGTTGCCTAACAACTTTAAGTCAAGCTGGGGCGTCAGCATGTGAACGCCGTTGGCAGACAGGAAGAACACGAACTGGCCGGCAGCTACAATCGAGCGCCTAGCCAAGCAGCCGATTTCAGTCGTAACCACCGTTGTGCTGCTGTTGGCACCGGGAGGTGAGTTAATGTCAAAGTTGTCAGTCTCTACGAAAACAACGTATATGCTGTTGGTCATAAAGACCAAGAACTGGTCCTGCACCCACGGCAGCACCCCTACAATCGAGTCGTTCCCGCCGGTATTGATGACAAAGTTGTTCAGCGTCGTATCGCATTGCTCACTTAAGATGTCACTAACAAGCATCTGATAGTCGCCATACTTGAGAATCAAACGGTTCTGAAAGTACAAGCCAAAGTCCGCACAAGGCACAGATTGCGTGATGCCTGTAACCGTTCCACCATCTACGGTAAACTTTTGCTCTGCGTAAACTAGATCCGCAAGTCCATCTTGCCATACAAGCGGCGGCAATCCCCGTCGAGCTGTCCACCCTGAATCACTTGGCCGTGCCGCAAATGTCGAACCAGTGTTGTTTTCCCACTCAAAAGTAAACGTAGTTGGACTAGTTACTGTGATAACATAACTGCCAGTAACCGCTTGTCCGGGGCCATCGCTGCCGTCCGTTAAGCCAACCGTAACTTCATCATTGGTCGAATAACCGTGTGGCGTTTCAGTCGTGATTGTAATTATACCCGTTTCGTCATCTAATATACTGGCATTTGATTCGGTAGCCGCAAACGTCTTCTTGTCGTACTTGCCGCGAAAGATAAATATCTTGTTTAAGGCCGTAACAACGTCACAAATGCCACCTTCTTGAATTACACGATCTGGAGGAAAGTCATAAGGCCCATACAACACCTTAATATCTTGCCCTTGAGCAGGCTTGTACAGGTACATCCTGTCCGTAAATACCAATACAATGTTGTCGCGCCCGTCAGCGTCAACGTACAAACCCGAGCCAACCATTATCAGGTTGATAAGGTCGTTGTCAGTAAGACGTTTGGTGCCCTTCCGAGGCTGGGCAATGCCGCGCTGAAGTCGAGTGTTGAAGCACGCTTGCAAGATGCCGGGCCGCAAGTTTGCAGGGTCAAGCCTACTGGCAAAACCCAGAAACATGTCATCACCTTCTGCCTGTGCTTCTTGTGCCATTGTTACTTAGGTGCAATCATCTTTCTTACAGCAAACACTGTAGGAAGCATGTAATTCTCGGACTCTGTTTCCGATTCTTCGCCTTCTCCGGCCAGTTTACCAAGCTTATCAGCAAGCCTCTGTAGATCATCGCGAATCTCAAGCATACGTTCCCTGTGCATGTCTTCCCTCTCGGAGTCATCCTCCTCTTTTTCCTCGTAACCTTCACCGCAGCCGCATTCAGAGCATGTTCCATCTGACTCCATTGGGGACTCACAGTCTGGACAGCTACGGCCTTTTTTGCCGTTTGGGCCGTAAAGAATGTCCATCATTGATTTCATTGACTTAGGCATAGGTTAGGCGATTAAAGATTTGTTGGCTTCCTTGCGAGTGCGGAGCTCAGCAAGAGAATAAGGAGTATCGTACTCAAAATGAGGCGCATCGTATAGCGATTTAAAGTTGCCACCCCAGCGCAGCTTGTGCTTTGTACACAAGGTTGAAGCGTGTTTATGCATAAGGTCAGCGAGCTTTGCGTCAGCGGGTGTGCTGCCATCCATGTACACTTTACCCTTGAATACGCCGCAGTCGATGGCGAGTCCGAAGTTGTGCATGGACGATCCTGGCTTGGCATTAGTCACCTTTGGCCCCGGAGCCGTGCGCCCTTTGGCGTACAGCGCCGCTTGTTCCTCGAACGTCCTAGTTCCGCAGATAACCTTGTAGTCCAGTCCATTTTGAGCAACCAGTTCTTTAGCGTCCACGATGAACGCGATAAAAGCGTCCCTGACTTCAGGTGACAGCGTCGCTATGAACTTGGCTGACCGTTCGTCAATCATTTGCGGAGCAGTTTGTATATCTTAGCCAGCGTATAAAAGATTGCGGCAATGCCACCCAAAATGCGAACTGTCTGCTCGATCTCGCTTAAAGACAATGCAATTGCGGCTACGTTTATGCCCAAAACAGAGCCAATTTCTTTAAGATCGTCTAACATTTCACCGGGGCTTTCCATTGCATTACCTGTGTTGAGATTGTTTGGCGACAGAGGCGGCATCGAGTAACTCCAGTTCAAGTTTCTGGTATCGGGAGTCTGAATGCCATTTCTGCGCCACCTTAGCAGTGTACGTCTGACCGGCCCGAAGCTCAAGTATCTCCTTGCTGGGTGGATACAAGTATCTTGCTGGAACGTGTGAACTGGTAGCGCAACCTGTCAGCCAAAGCATCACGGCCACTGGCCCTAGCTTCAATGATCTGAGTTTCGATATCATCGCAGTACTTAGCTATGTCACGTTCCAACTCCCATGAAGCCCGTTTAGCCTTGATCTCCAACCACAGGCGTACTATTTGCAGCAGGCTTGGTATCATTTGATTCCTTTCGGAAGACGTTGATCATGCCGATTAATGCCAACCCAGTTGTCAAGATGGCCTCCTGCATCTCTGGGTGCAACTTTAGGCCAACTGCTGTGAGTACAGCAAACAAACCGCGCCATGTGGATGGCTCTTTGAGCCGTTCTAGTAGGTATTTCATAGGATTAGCACTTCCAGCGTTTCATACTTGCCTTAGCCCGTTCTGCTGGGCCTTTAGCCTTGGCTACGACACCAGCCATTCTAGCACAGAAGCTCTTCTTGCGGCCAGCTTCAGCTTTTGTCTTTGGGTTGGGAGCGGGAGCCTTTAGGTTGCTGCCTGTGGCCCTGTTGTATTTGGCTCGACCTTTGGCTGTAAGTCCTGCGCCTTTAGACACGGGAAGCTTTTCACCTCGGCCAACTGCTAGGGATACGGATTTTCTTGGCATAAATTAAGGGATAACAACCCAAGACAAAGACTCCTCACTCCAAGTATATCTAGCGCCATCAGTTGGATAAGGCACAGGAGGTTGCCAGTGACATGTTTCCTCGTCTAGCACCCATGATGGATACGGTTGCGGAGAATAAAAAGCATCCCTGACGCTATCATAAATATCTCCAATTCCAGCGTAGTTCTTTCGTAAAGGACGTCCTTCTGGATGTTGCCCAGCGTGTGTGTTGTAGCTGGTCTGAACCCATTGACCGGGAATAGAGTCAATAAAGTCTTGTTCCGCAACGATAACTCGTTGCACTACACCGTCGATGATTTCAGCAAAGTGTGCCATATTTTAAGAAGTAAATGTCAATCTGCCAGAAGAAGTAAATTCGTGATATGTGTAGCCGCCGTCTTGCGTGATGGTGCCTCCAGTTGCGCGTGGAGTACCAAGGTAACGGACCTTTACAACGCCAGAGCCGCCATTTCCTCCAACTGTATATTGAAAGTCAGCGCCACCACCATTTGGCCAACCAGCTCCACCACCACCGCCCGTGTTGACAGTTCCAGCTTCAGCAAAAATACTTAAAACAGAATTTGCCCCCCTTCCGCCTCCTCCTGCACCACCGGAGCCACTTAGGTAAGGACCACCTCCTTCAGGTGCGGTTCTATTTCCTCCTCCACCGCCTGCTCTGGTAATGCTATCAACCCAAGTTAATCCATCCCCGCCTTTTGCTGTTGTGCCTCCAGTCGCTCCAGCTTCGCCTGCGCCACCTCCTCCACCGACATAACCAAAAACATTCTGCCCGGATCCTCCGTTATTTCCTTGTCCAGCAGTTCCAAGTCCAACAGCATTGTTGCGATGTGCTCCAGCTCCAGACCCTCCATTTCTAGGAATACTGGATCCTCCTCCAATAGCAAATATAAATGAGTTGTTTGATTGGAAAAATGTATTAGATCCTCCAGTGCTAAATCTGCCGCCAGCTGCATCGTTACCAACTCCTCCAGCGCCAATATAAATGTCATAAACTGCTACAGTTTGCGCTGTAAGTGTTCCAGATAAGTATCCTCCGGCACCTCCGCCGCCATTAGCAAAATCAAGAGCCCCATCAGCACCAGCTCCACCACCGCCGCCAGCAACTGCAACGTAATCCAAATTATATGGCGTTACAGGAGGTGGAGTTATAGATGGCGGCTTTAATGATCCTAAATATGCAATCATACAGTAGCGTCTCCTGCAACTACCCAAGAATCTGAGGCAATTTTAATCAATGAAATTACTGCATAAAATCCAGATGTTTTGAATCCATTTTTTCCATAAAGCGCAATACCTGATGTTGGAGTAATAGTTACATTTCCAGTATTGGTTTGCATTACAAGAATTTGCGTTCCTATTGGAAAGTTTGAGTTTGTCGTAGCCTGAAGCGGAATTGTAATTGTGGCTGGATCCGTGCTATTTACAACAATTAATTTTCCAGCATCTGATCCGCTATTAATGTGTGTAAGTGTATAGCTTACAGTTGTGCCAGTCCGATTGTTAATCAGCACCATTGACGTCGCAATCGGGTTTCGCGTCAACCCAGCAGCAGGCGTCGAGCTGGTCACATACATCTGCTGGTTGTCCCACTCAACAGCGCCAAGTGTGGCAGCAGTCAATAGCGCCTGACTGGCTGTAGTCGAAAAGCTAAACGGGTTAACCGTTGTTGAGTTTGCAGCAAATGTTTGCTTTTGTGTAAATGTGTTAGCTGCGTTTGTAAGAGCAAAGCTGGCTCTTTGCGCAACAGCAAGTGCAAGCAGTGGATCAACGCCAACAAGATATGAAGTGTTTGATGCTATATTTCCTGCAATACTGAAAGTAAACCCAAAACTACTTGTTCCACCTTGAATGCCAACTTGTCTTGGCCCAGATAACGTCCCGGTAAACCAAGAAGGACGAGTAAATACCGCTGAAACTCCAGCTGCTCCAAGCGTAGTTACAATCCATGGGCCATTTTGCGCTGTTGGAGTTGTTCCAGCAGCTAACCCTTGGCCAGTAAGAAAAACTACATCATTAAGCTGCAATGTTCTTCCGTCGTAAGTTGGAAGTGCTCCAGCAGTAACTGTAAATGTAGTTGTGGTTGTGTTTTGAACATTAACATTATTTTGGGCAGATCCTCCCGCTGTAGCTCCGCTTGCCAACAAAAATTGCGTTGGACTAACAACAGTTTTAATCGCAATAGTATTTAACCCAGCAACATTAAACACCATTCCCGGAACTATTGTAAACCCTACCGGAGCTGAGGAAAGAGTAATCATGCTGGCTGTGGTCAGCCCAGCCCCAAGCGCCCATGTGTTTAAATTTACAGTTCCTGCGCTTGCTGGAATAACCTGCGTGTTGTGACGAACAACTGCAAACTGCATTCCTTCGCCAGTTCCACCGCCACCTGAAATTGGAGCAGTAGTAAGCGAGCTAACACGCCCATATTCATCAAGGGTAATAACTGGCACTGCCGAACTAGATCCTGCTGTAATTGCCCCCGGCCCTGTGGTTGATAGTGCAATGGTTCCGCTAGAAGTAATAGTGCCACCAGTCAACCCGTTGCCTGCGGTTACGCTGGTTACGGTTCCTGTTCCCGGAGTAGTGGCAGGTTCCCATTGTGTTCCATTGTAGACCAATGCCTGTCCGCTTAATGGAGTTGTGGAAGATACTGTATTGCCTTGAATCTTTGCCACTGTTGGACTCGGATAATTCCCAGACAAATCTCCTCCAGCCGCTGCTGTTGCGCTTAAGGCGCCAAGATTTGTTAGTGCTGCTACTGCCGTTGTGGCCCCTGTGCCGCCACCGTCGATTCCAAGCACGCCAGTCAGGTTGAACGTGCCATTGTCGGTGATCGCCGTAGTTGGCGTGAACGACAAGCCGGACACCTGGCTAGTCATAGCAATGCTCGTAACTGTGCCAGCGCCAAGCTGCGACAAGGAAGCCGTCTGAAGCGCACTGATACGCCCGTAAGCATCCACGCTAATTACTGGCACCGCTGTACTCGATCCTACGTTCGACAGCACTCCCGGACCAGCCGTCTGTAGCGCAATCGTTCCAGTTCCAGTAATCGTGCCACCTGTAAGGCCCGTGCCAGCCGTAATGGACGTTACCGTGCCAGATCCTCCAACAGCAATGGCCTCAGTTGTAAGCGCGGTGATTTGACCGTAGATGTTGGTCGTAATAACAGGCACTACCGAAGATGACCCTGCGGTGATGGCAGAAATCCCAGTAGTAGCTAGTGCAAGCGTGCGACTCGTCGAAAGATCGCCCCCACCAGTCAAGCCGTTCCCTGCAAGAACACTTACTTCAGACATGGCCAGCTTACTCAGCGAGATAGCCGCGTTGGTAGCTACATCTTCGTTAAGCAGCTTCGATGCCGGAGACTGGAACACGCCATTGATGATTTTTACGAGGCCACTGCCGCCCACAGATGGGATGGTTGTGTGAACGTGCGAAGGCTGTGTTGCGCCAAAGTTAAACGTGATCGTCTTATTGTTCTGTGTGGCTTTCCCTAAGAACTGGATGTACAAACGATCATTGAGCGCAACAGTTGTCTGCGGCAATACCACCGAAGCGATGTACTGTGCAGTTACCGTTGGATCGTAAATCGAGATGTCGTCTGATGTGGCAAGTAGTGTTGCAGTCGTGCCGTCATACTTGAACACCTTAAGCTGGACGATTGTCTGATTTGACGTAGTTCCAGTTGATGACGCCCAGAAGTTGAAGTCAAACAGCCCGGCTGGAATGGCTGTGATGTTCGGGTCAAGAACGTCAGTGACAAAGTGGACTACTAGATCGTATCCAGTTGTAGACAAATTACCAGATGTATAACTAGTTCCAGTCGTGTCTGATACACGTCCAAGTTCTTTAACAAGCGTTGGCGTTGTGGGAAGCCCGGTCGTTGGCGCGTCTGCTGCCGTATTGTAGTTGAAGAAGAACATCTGTCCTCCACCACCAGATCCACCATTTGGCACTGCTCCCGCTATCCAAGTTGACGTTGCCGTGTCGTACTGTAGCACCTGCCCATCGAGCGGAGTTACGTTGGTGACAGAAATACCTTGCAGCTTTGCGACCGTTGGGTTGGGATAATTGCCAGACAGATCTCCGCCAGCAGCAGCCGTGGCAGACAGTGCTCCGAGATTAGACAACGCAGCGACAGCGGTCGTTGCCCCGGTTCCGCCTTGTGAAAGCGCAAGGGGCGCGGCGGATGTCAGCGCAGGCTGAAGCGTGCTAATCTGCGTTGTGGTTGCGTAGCCTCCAAGTTGCGTCGTTGTCGCAAACCCTGAAAGTTGTGCTGTTGTGGCAATGCCGGAAAGCTGTGAAGTGGTCGCGTAGCCGCTTAGTTGCGCCGTAGTTGCAAGACCAGAGATCTGCGATTGTTGAACTGTGTTTTGGTTGTAGTTAACAACAATAACAGTGAGGTTGTCGCCGCCAACTGCAATCAGTCCGTTCGTGGCCTTAGTTACACTTAGGATTTGTCCAGAACGAGTTTGCCCATCACCAATATTAAGAGTGATTCCCTGTTTAATCGCATTCCCACTAAACCAAGTTGGGCGAGTCAGCACAGCACCAGAAACGCCGCTTACGTTCATCGTGGTTACAATCCACGGCCCGTTTTGTTTCGGGTCTGCTTGACTTGTAAAAACAAGAAGATCGTTTAACGCGATGTTTCTGGTGTCGCACTGTGGGAGACCAAATGTCTCGTAGGTAAACGTGTTTGGAGTTACGCCGGTGTTGGATGTTCCCGAATGGTTTACGGTGGACGCACATCTTGCTTGATAGTGCCCGGTCGCAGTAGATTGCAGCGAACCGTCGTAGAACAAGATTCCCTTGCTATCCACAGACAACGCCGCGCCTGTGCCGCTTTGTGTAATTGCAACAGCAGGAACAGTACTGTTTGCTGCAAATGTAGCTGCCCGACCTGTGCTGCTTGGATTAACCACAAGCGAGGTTACCGCTGTACCAACGCCAATAGTTTGCTGCTGATTAAATTGGTTGGATTGAGTAAGCCCAGCAACAGCCACAGCAGTTCCTGTGGTTGGAGAAAATGTAAGTTTGCTTTGATTGCTAATCCAAAGGTCGCCGCCAATAGTCGAGTTTACTGTATCACTAGGCAAAGCACTGCCAATGTTGGCTTTTGGTTGATCTGTGGTTGCCGCCATGATGAGGCGACCTTCCATTGTCGAGCCAGACTTGAGCACATAAGCGTTTAGCTGTTGCGTATCAATCGCAGGAACCTGTGCGGAAGTAATGCCGCCAAGGTTGGTCAGCGCACTAACAGCGTCTGTCGCTCCAGTTCCACCTTTGCTGATAGCAATGACATCACTGGTTGCTACAGCTCCAATAGACGCAGGCGTAATAGCAGCGATTTGCGCGGAAGCGAGGGCTTCGACTTGTGCGCTATCTGTAAGCCCGGATATTTGATCCGTTGTAGCCAGTCCAGCAACAATAAGGCTCTTTGCAGCGGTCTTTGTGTCGCCCCCTTGGTTTAAGACAACAATGTCATTGTCATTAACAATGCTTGCTACAGGAAGTTGTGAGATCTTGATGTCTGCCATAACTTTATTTGAGCTGCAAAAATAAGCTTAACAATACTAGCTACGAAGTAAATGCGATTGTGCCAGAGGTGATAAATGTGTGCACTGTATTTGATGAAACAGTTGTAGTGGTATTGCCAGTTCCAGTAATGGTTGCACGCGATGTTGTGCCTGCGTACCAAATTTTAACAATTCCTGATCCCCCTGAGCCTGAAACATCAGCAACATCATTATAACCTCCACCGCCACCACTGCCTGTGTTAATTGTGCCGTTTCCTGCAATTTTATTTGTGCTTCTTGCCCCGGCTCCACCGCCTCCAGTTCCACCTGCTCCACCTGCACTTGAACCAATCATCGCTCCTCCTCCTCCTCCAGCATAGGTTGTTGGAGTGCCTGCAACTGTCACAGATCGGCCTGCGCCGCCTGCGCCTGCTGCCGTTGATGCTCCATTTACTCCCACCGCTCCCGCACCTCCTCCACCTGCTGTGCCACCTCCAACAAATCCAGTTCCGCCATTATATCCTTGTACTGGAGTTAATGCAGGAACATTTCCAAGGCCGCCATTAGGATAATCAATGTTGCCCGGCCCACCACCACCACTGCCTCCAGATAGTGCAACTCCCCAGTTATTTGACCCACCGCCACCACCGCCGCTTGTTGAAATTTGAAAAAAAGAAGAAGATGAACCGCTAACTCCTGAGCCTTGACCAAAACCACAAGGCCCGCCTCCAGCGCCAACAGTTACCTCTATTGGAATATTAGCTGGAACAGTGAAATTACTTTCCGTGAACACACCTCCTGCGCCACCTCCTCCGCCATCAAACCCACCTCCACCTCCACCCGCAATAACCATTGCGTTTATTGAGGCGGTTTGAATCTGGCCTAAAGTAATTAATGATTTAGCAAACATTAGTATGTGTAATTTTTAATATAACTTGCATACCACCTTGCCCCATCGGAAACAAAAGAAAATATATCAAGTCTTCCGGCTGTGGCAGTCATTGTTGGCGCAACGCCACCGGGCCAAGAAATATTTCCAGCAGGAGAAGTTACAAACGTAGCAGTGCCGTTCCCTGTAGATGGCGCTTGTTTTAAGTAAAGCACAAATGACTTTCCGGCACCCACTGGAGGCAGTGTGAATGTACATGCCGTTGAGGCTGTAAGAGTAGCTGTTAAAACCGTGCTGCTTGTAATATTAAGGGTTGCAGTTGTTGTTACAGTACCAAGATTAGTGTTTCCTTCAATGTACCCGTTGATAGTAGGAGTCGCAATCGTTGGGCTTGTATCAAGCACAGCCGAGCCGGATCCGTTAACTCCACTTGCAAACACAACCGATCCGCTTCCTACTTCATCTGTAAGCGCAGCAGCCAAGTTCGCGCTCGATGGCGTAGTCAAAAACGCCGAGACGTTTGGCCCAAGTGAAGAAATCGACAAGGCCCCGATAGCCGCAGGCGTGATAGCAACAGAAGCAGCGGAGGTAATGCGCCCCTTGGCGTCTACCGTGAACTGACCAACTTGAGCAGCTCCACCGTAAGTCAAAGCAACAACGCCAGTCGTCGTAAGTGCAGGTCCGGGATACTCGGCAGTCAAGTCACCGCTTGCTGGCCCTTTTGGCGTGCGTGGATCGATCAAACGAACATCGTTGCCTTCACAGACTGTGCCAGCAGCAGTTCCAAATGTTGGACGAATCAATACTGCGGTTGCTTTCTTGGTAGTACCATTCTGGACAATCGGAACAATATCCTCATTGTTTACAGCTTCTGCTGGTGGTAGGTTAGAAATTTTGATGCTCATGGATTATCCAATGTTAAGGCGCTGGTTGGCTTCAGTATTAAGAAAATCATCTGCCTGTGTCAATATTCTAGCAGAAATTGGAATGTCCGTCTTTTTATACTGAAATGTCTGAGAATTGCCTCTGACTTGAATGCGGGCAAAGTTTTTGTTTACATCAAGCGCCACATTTGGATTCCGCTTTCTTAGAAATCTCGTAATCATTTTAGTAGGTGTATGCCATGTTTAAACGCTGATTCTGCGCCTGCTGGCGGATAAGAACGTCAATTTGCTGCTGAATTGCAGACTCGGCCAACTGCTCAAGCACCACAGCTTCTTCAGCGCGACCTTCAGACTTAAGAAAGTCAGATGACACAGAGTTGGCCAAGTAATCCCTGAACCTGGCTGGAATCTCAACCTGCTGCCAAACGTCCGTGGTTTGGTTGGCCGGTGTAACACCAGCAATTACGTTTGTCGCGGCAAAAAAGAAATTTCCACTGCTTGCTTTCGTCTTGTCGTTAATGCTATAGCTGCCACTGTTTTGGCCAAGGTCAAAGTAAATCTGTGACCCCGTGGAGTACACTGATGTGCTGTCGTACTTCACACCAAACATGCGCGGCGGCGTCAGCCGGTACTGCACAAACTGCTTCGACGTGTTGAAGGTTCGAAGGTAGTTAACGTCGTCACCAAAGTCCTGCGGAGTCTGATCGGCAAAGTCCTCGGCAATGAACGGCAGCGGAATGGCCTTAGTCGTCTGCCGTGGGTCGTTCGTGTAGATCGCCAAGCCTTGCAGCGAGCCCTGCGGAATCTGGATCAACAACTGCTGGTTGTCCATAAACAACACCTTGGTCGTAAGCGGCGAGTTCGGGCCGTTATAGGTGAAGTAATTGGTGCTAGTAAACTCAACCTCAATCACAACATTTGTAATGTATTCGCCAATGCTGTCAGTAGCTGTTGAGTAGGTGAAATTGTACTGGTTCTCGCCAACAGACGTCAGTGGCCCGTCATTCACAGAACCGTAGAACGGGTTCAAGAACTTTACATACGACTCGCCGACTGTACCAAGCTTGTACCTGTCGTGTAAAAAGTCTTGCAGGTAGATACGCTTGAAGTTGGTGTCAAAGTTAATCCGAGTTGTGTTCGTGTTAAGGTCGTTTTCGGTAAACAGATCTTCATCTTCTTCAGTTGAAAGCGGAACATTGCTTTCTGTAGCAATGATATTTAATCCTGACTCAATTGACTGCACGGGCATGCCCGGCCAAGTGTACATGTACCGCTGCACATCAGGCCACTCTTCGCGATCCCAAATTACAGACAACCTGCGTCCTGTAAAGTCGCGTATTGCGCCGAAAGACTTGTCGTTTAGCGTAGCACGATCTAACCCAACAAGTTGGCAGACAGAAGCAAGGATGTCGCTAAACGGAACGGTCTTCATTGATAAACGGTACGGGAACGAACATTGGTTGGTGTCCAGCCAACGTGGATTTCTTTAGTCCCTCCACTATTGACTCGACACTCGGGATTGTCACGCAAAAACTCATCCATGAACGCTTTATCGTTCCAGCACTCATATCCGAGCTTCTGTCCCCAGAAATGATACGCCGTGGGAGGAATCCTTGCGGTAAGCTGACCCAATCCTTCTATTGACCTGTGCTTCTGCTTATTGATCTTTTCGTTTTGCTTGGCCTGAACCTGCGCTTCAATACGGTTCTTCTGCCAGCCTTTACGCAATTCTTGCTCAAGCTGCGGCACTAGGTCAGTAGGGATTGTAATCATAGTAAAATTGTCCCCGTCTCTCCGAGGTGTCACGCCACTAAGAGGTGCGTTCCCCACAACGATTCATGGCCGTTGCCGACAGCTGTCTCTCCAGCTAGTCACACCACTGCGGAGACCGAGAAATCCCGGTCCGTGCCATTGCCAGCCAGCAGGGCAGGTGTCGCAAAATTGTCTCTGTCTCTCCAGAGTGTCACACCACTTCAAGAAACGCTTTCGCGTCGGGGTAGGTGTCACCAATCAACAACTACTAGGAGGAGTAGTCGAATTTCCCGAGGCCGAGCGGGTTGCCGACAACCAAGCCAGCAACTGCTTCGATCAAGCGAGCAGGGCCACCACCGTAATCTGGCAGTGCAGTGACGTTAGCGACGTTTCCGCCGTAGCGAACCTCGATGAGGTTCATGTCAAGCACAAGACCTTTGTAAGGAGTTGGCGTCCAGCTTGTGCCGGACACGGTTCCGATGAACGTGGAAGGATGCAGACGCACCGTTCCGAAGTCACCCTGGAACACGTCCAAGCTCTGGATGAAGGTGTCAGCCGCAGCGTCACGCTGGAAGGTCTGCACCTTGGTAGCACCAGCAGCAAGCGTGTTGCTGGAGTTGCTGACCGTGGTCAGAGCCGTCGTTCCGAGCAAGCCGGTGAAGGCACGCTTCAGGTCAGTTCCGACGATGGCATCGAAGCTGGTGTAGTGGCCAGTCTGGTCGAAGATCGACTTCAGAAGCCCCTGCACACCTGCGTCCGTCAACCCGCTGGATGCACCAGTGAGGATCGAGGTCGAAGGAGTACGGAAGATCAAAGGGATGTCTCCGGGAGTTGGCGTGCCAGTACCAGCGGTGCTGATCCAGGTCTGCACACCAGCGGTGCGATAGGCCTGAGTCGTGCCGTTGTCCTGCTGCGAGAGCTGGTTCGACGTGAAGGTCGCTTCCATGTCACGCTTGATGCCAGTGATGCCCTTGCTGACGTTGTCAGCCAGTTCGTCACGCACACCTGCGACATCAGCGATGTCCTGAGTGAGGCGGGACACGCGCACTGCACGGCGGAACACCTGTGCGTAGTTCGCGAGTTCAGCGCGGTAACCAACGACGTAGTTGTCGTAGGTGGAAACGTCCGTGCCGTCCACCACACCACCTACCTGAGGGGTAGGAAGCGAGTCAGACTGCCAACGGAAGTACATATTTCCGGGCTTGCTGCCTTTGCGAGCCATCGACGTAAAAGGAGTGTCCTTTGCGTCAACGAGCGCAATCATGTCCATCAAGTCTTCGCGTAGACCGCGACCGCTAAGTTGGGGTT